TGTACAAGTATTTGCACACGAATTTAGACAAAAAAAAGGCAGTCCTAAGACTGCCCTTTTTAACTGATTAAGCCTAGACTCTTTCTAAGAAGTTCCGAGCGTAAGCCTCTGGTTCGTGGTCAATACTAATACCACTAAAGCTCTGTGCGATAACTTCGATGAACTCTTCAGCATCTTGAACCAGTGCCTCAAAAAGCTCTTGGTCTGTAGCATCGTTATCCAGTGCATCGTAGTTGTCGTGGTTAGCATTAAAGAACAGATCGCTAGTGAAAGGGTCTACCCACACTTCAGATTCTAGGTTAGTTACGTTTGTCATATTTTTCTCCATTTGTTTATAACAGAGACAGATTACTACTTTATGCACATATGTGCAAGTTTTAATATAGACCTAAATCTACGATACCTTCTGTGGGTTGTTTGGCTGTCCTAAGAGTGGCGATGCCTTTGTTGACTATGCCACCTATGGCAAAGTCAGGTATGCCCTCTAGCAAAATTTTGTTACGCATCTCCTCAGTGATTTTGATGACGTTGGTATCGAGAGATGCAATAGTCTCATCACTCAAAACATTCATAGCTGTTTGGTCTGGACCTACGCTATCTGGAAAGTCTGCGTCAAGTCGTTTTTGTAATCTTTCAAGATAACCTTCTCCAAGAGTATCTTCCACATCAAGCTTACTATTCTTTTGAAACTCACCACCATACTTTTTAGCCAGCTTCTCCATAAAGTTTGGTATTTTTTTGTCGTAAAGGTTTTCAAAAAAAGCATTTTGCTTTTCATCGCCATCATATGCATATCTTTGTTTGATGGGTGCTGAACCAGAGATGGATATAGCTGGCTTACCTTCTTCTACAGCTTGGAGTAACAATTTTTTCAACAACATCTCGTGGTAGTCGTCTTTGTATGGGTAGTTGGGAACTAAGTCATAATCGATACTACTGTTTAGTTTATTAGCTTGACCAGACACTTTAGCTAAATCATAAATAGATTCAAATTCAGCATCAGTAAATTCAAAGTCTGTAAGTGGGTCAAAAGTTTCTGCACTTTTAGGTTTTTGTTTGTTTCTTAAAAAATCACGCAATTCACTAGCAGCGTAGGCTACATCATCATAGGTTGTTTCTGCACCTTTATATACTTTTCCTAAACTTCTTATTTCATCTAGGTCATTAGCGATTCTCATATTATCTGTTAACACTGGTGTGCCTTCTATAATTTGGTCAACACTACGTCTCGCTGGGTCTTGTTTTGTGTACAAGCCTTTTTTTATCAACATATCTTCAACTATGTCAGCTTGTTTGAGTATTTCTTGTTCTTTAATTCTAAGTTGAGACTGTATTTCTTCTAGTTTTTCAGGTGTTTTATAACCATATTTAAAACCTCTTTTATGTAAGTCTGACTGTAGTTCATCACCATGTAGTGTCTCAGTGCCATCGGCAAGCTTTCTATCTCGAACCAAAGCATGAGCGAGGTAGTTGCCTTCTTCTGGATTTAAACCAGAGTGAGCTAGATTATGCGATTCAGGTGCACCTTCATAGGTATATATGATTTCTCTGTAGTTCTTACCACCGGGCAGTGTTTTATCCATGAAACCTTTGTACTGGGTTTCACCCATAAAATTATCAAAGTCAGGGTCATAGTCATCAGCTTCCACCCTAAACATGTCGTAACCTTCATCTGTCATTGCATCTCTGAGTTGTATCTGAGCTTCAACTGGACCATAAGCTATGTTGTCATCGTTAGTAACTCTTTTACCATCAACAAATAGTTGATAACCAACCTCTTCATTACCATAGGCAAAAGTGTTGTCGCCTACATTAACACCTGTTGGTGTTATTTGTTCAAAGGGGTCTTCCAAGTACATTGCTTTGGCATAATCTTCTACAACTTCATCAACCATGCCTTCAGGTATGTCAGAAAATTTATCAACATTTACATCCCACTCTTTGTTGTAGTGGTCTTTAAGAGCTGAGGGTAACCAGTCTTCATCAAAGTCATACAACTCGTTTGAGGCATAAGATTGTTTCATTTCATCTAATTCATACTTCAAGTCTTCTAATTGTGGCTGATATGGCAAAGAACCATCCAATGGGTCTGCTAATGGTCGAGTAATATCAAAATCCATTACCTGTCCTTCGCCACCACCTAGTTCTCGTTTTCCAATCACTACTTTATTGCCACTGATACCTTCTACTGTTTCTCTCAGTGTGGCTTTGGGGTTGGCTTTGATAAATTCATCTATACCAAGAACTTCTAGTTCTTTTGGTTTTAGGTTTTTGTTTGCCCACTGTACTATGCCTTGACCTTTTAGGCTTGAAGGGGCTTTTTCAATTAAGTCTTTGATGCCCGGTGAATAGGAACCATCAGGTGTGTATGCCAGATTGAGAGTGTCTTCTGGTGTAAACATAGGTTGTTTGCCTAAAGATACTATGCCTTCTTCTGTTTTTGCACCCTTACCAGCTTTACTGCCAGCTCGCATCACTGCACCAAATGCTCCCATTGTTTTTAACAGACCACCCATAGGTGGTCCTACATATGGAGCTGCGTATATTGTATCGCCCAATGCACCTAGACCTTGCATACTGGCATCAAAGTAACCACCAAAACCACCACGTTTTAAATTTTCTGCAAAAGAGGGATAGGGTTCGTTGGAGAAAGCTTCTGTGACTGGTTGGTCGTATGATGGTAAAGATGGGTATTCACCAAAAAAGTCTGCATAACCAGCACCGGGAGCCAACATACCAGAAAAGTTTGCCATCTGCCCCGGACTTGGGGCGTACTCCATAGAAGTTTCTTTGGTTCGTTTAGCCCTGTCTACGTTTCGCTGTACTTGTTGTAATAAAATATCTTCAATGGACATCGCACAATTCTATCACCTAAAACAAGGACCAGTAAACCAAACTACGACTGCATAGCGTTCACCAGAGGTGATTGGTTTGATCTTGTGAGGTATAAAGCTACTGAAAGCTACGACATTGCCAGCTGTAGGTCTTTGGCAAGTACCTGTCTCACTGGTACGAAAGCATATTTCGCCACCTTCGTAGCCATCATTCAAAACTATGGTCACACTGACTTTTCGTGATATAGACTTCTCGCTGGAGTCTAGGTCGATGTGGTAGGTATAACCATTAGAAGGAGCTTTGTAGTGGAGTATCTGTGCTTTCTCAATGCCAGTCAGATCGTACTTGAAGTAAAGATTAACCATTTGAGCAACTTTTTGTAGGATTTCGTACAAGTTTTCAGCTTCATGCTCAATGTAGTAAACGTCTGCATCTCTGATGGAAGTGTCTGTTACTTCTTTACCATCTTTGTGAACCTTACCTTTGACTGGGATAGCATCCTCAAGGTAATCCATGAAGGCTTTTACTTCTTCACTGGATAGAGCCATACCTGTGACTCCATGTTTTGAGGCGTTCATTTGTACATTAGCTCATATGTAGACCAATTCTTCAACAATATGTCTAACCAGTCATCCATGGACATGATAGCCATTTTTTGGTTGTCTACCTCCCATTCAGGATTTATGGCGTGAAAGGGTACTGCCACTCTTGTGGGAATACGATTGAACTTAAAAATCAGGATGGGTATGGTTCCTTCGTTGTCAGCTGATTCACAAACCTGTCGCCACCATTCTGGTTTGAGCCAGTTACCTTCTTTGTAATGTTTGCACTCGATAGAGTGAAATGGAATGTTTATGTCAGAAAGGTTCTTTGTCTGATATTGGTCTAGGTTTCGCTTACAGGTTATGTCAAAATTATTTTGCAAAAAAAATTCGTTTAGGATTCCTACTACCTTTCTTTCGTAACTCGCACCTTTGGTTCTTGAATTGATTGGCATGGTCAGGATTTTTTCGATCTAACTTTTTTTATATACATGTGCAAAGTATAGCACTTCTAAAGTGCAATGATATTTTTTGGTGATTGGGTGTACTCAACTTAGTTATATTAAGTCGAGCCAGAAAAAAACCAAATAACTCGTGTATGGGGTCAAAACCAAGACTCGTCTGGCTAAAAAACCCATTTCATAGGGTTCCTTTGATAGTGAACACTTACTAACTTATTAGAGTGTTGACCCTGTGTTCACACACTTGCACAATCTAGCAAGTAATTGCACATTACAATATAGCTGTAAGTCATTGATTTCATTAAAGTTTTTGGTAAAAAATGAATTTTTTTGAAAAAAAAAGCTTCTCTCTCTAAGAGCCCTATCACTTAGTTAAATGTTTACTTATCTTTCGGTGAGTAATCTGAGGTTTCTGCCCCCAAAAGCTTGCCCAGTCTTTCCTTGATTTGGTCTTTGCTCATGCTGTCTAGGTTAGCGTTTATGTTCAGATTCTGTGACCTATTGATAGACAAACCAGCGAGTTGGTTGAGCTCTTTGATAGCTGACACAGCTGCGTTTAACTGTCCACTTTCAAACGCTGTCTCTGTTATCTTCCACAACATCGTGCCAGTCTTGGCTGGTGTTATCGCATACTTCTCAGCTAGTTCGTCTTGCTTAACTCGTATCGCCTTAACCACATTAGGATGATGTTTACCACTGAGTAACTTGTTCGCACTTACAGCTGGGAACTCAAAGCCAGCCTTCCTAGCTGCCTCAGTCTGGGAGCAAGCTCCCTCAGTGTAGTGCCACACAAATGAGGCTTGCATCTCAGTCAGCCCAAACTCTTCGTCTTTCTCGAACTGTGTTGGAGCACTAATAATTGGTGTCTTTGGTTTCTTAGGTCTTCCAGCCATATTTATTCCTCAGTGAGGGCTATGAAATTACCCTCATCTATTTTTATTATTGCGACAATGTTCTTGCGTTTCAACTTCCTCACGACTCCCAAGTAAGTGTTAGCCACCACAAAGTGTGTGGTTATTTTATAGTCTTCTTCATCAGTCTTGAAGAGTATCTCTCTGAGTCTATTCATATCAACAGTGTACCTAGGGTAGTGTACAGCTCCTAAACACTTCTGTAATTGCAACCCCTATAAACCCCTTTCTATTTATAACCATAGTAATTAATTAATATTTATATATATAATAGTACACTAATACCCTATAACAGACAGAAAGCCTTATAAACAAAGGAAATCTTGACAGTGTACCTTGCAGTGTACCTCTCGCTTTAGACACCCTTCCAGATACCCTCCTACTGCAAACTTCACTACAATCACGCACATCTGTGCTCATTTGTCCAAACTCTCCCACACCTCGTCTCTCGACTTAAAGTGTACCCTAACAAAGTATTTCCTCACCAAAGCCACTACTGTGAACACCAAAGTTTGCACTCCAGCTGTGACTGGCACACTCAGTTCTAACCAAGTGGTGATAGACAAGACAACAAAAGCGATAGGAAACGCCATGAAAAAACCTATGGTCACATCGCTTACAGCTTCTCTCATGGCACTCCTATCTAGTGTCATATGTCACCCTCAGACTCGCCCTAATACCATGCTCATTGAGCTTCTTTTTAAGCTCCTCTAAAGAGTTATCACTTTCAGGTCTAATGACCACTCCAGAGTGCACATAAAGGGCTTTAACAGTCTTTTTATTCTTCATATAGCCTCCTATCTCGAAAACGCTGAATCACGTTGTGTACAGCCACAAATGGCATGGAGATGAAAACAAATGTCAGCAATATCACAGCACATAGAAGAAATAACCATATAGTGAACCACTCTTTAATCATATAGAGCACCCAATGTATTCATGACTGTAACTTGCTATCTTCCTAGTCTCCCATGCAAAATTACTATGTTCACCATAATCTTTTCTTATCTTTCTGTTCTTTGATGTTGGTTTCCATTTGCTACTGTTTTCTCTGTAAGCACCCATCTTAGGATGTATAGTTTTACTAAAGTAACGACAACCATTTTGTAACAACACCTCACCAACAGCCTCGCTAATTCTCACACCAATGCCCATGCCCTGAAAATCTGGCAACACAACAGTCCTATGACCTCTCCAAGCATTTTTCATTGTTCCGCTGGGTTGTGGGAGTGCTGAAACAAATCCGACTGCAATTCCATTCCATGTACATATCCAACATCTTGAACTTTTATTGATGTCTTCTGAGAGATAGTGATGGCGGCTGAACAATGACCAAGCCTTGTAGGAGCAAGGTAATATCTCCAAGTGGATGTCAGGTTGCCGAAGTGACCCCCTACTGATTTCTCTTGTATCAGTGTTATAAACCCAATCAGGGTTTAGCCATTCCAATATATCATCATGGCAAGTGGCTAAAACTATATTCTTTAGACCTTTTTTCTTTATGTGTTTAGACAAAGCAACAGAACAACTTTTAGCTGTCTCTCTGTTCACCACACTTGTAAATTCATCTATCACAGCGTCATCTTTAAGTTTTCTAGCCATATCAGCTCTAAACCCTTCTCCAGTAGACAAAACTTTTCTTGGTTTACCCCATGTAGGTATAGAATTAAGACCAACAGCTGAAAGCCTCTCTATGGCATCATCAGCGTCATCAAAATGTGAAACCACAGACTGATTATCGTTCCAATGTATTTCTTCTTCTCTACCAAAACCTTCTAATAAGGTTGATTTGCCACTACCACTTGACCCATATATGACACCAAGATTAAAAGACTCTGGTAAGTTGTTTATGACTGGCGGTACAAACTCGCTTGTGCCATCGAATTGGTAATCGAATTTACTGAACACATCCGCATCTATTTCTGTAATCTTTACTGTTGATTTCTTCATATATCATCTCCAAAGTTGGCGTTGAACCCACCACTCCCATCTTCTATCGCTGTGTAGTTCAAGTCATACACCTTCTTACCATTACTTCTTCTTGGTTCTATGCCTCTTTCGTGTAAGACACGACTCGCATCTTTAATGTCTGGCATCCTAGGTTGCTTGATACCTAAGTCTCTCAATAACTTCGTCATCTGTACTGGCTTCAAGTTATCACTATCAAAGTTGACGTGTTCTAGCAGTAAATCCTCAACACTCGACTGAGTTCTGTATATTTCGTTGGAATCTTGTAATAACTCTCTCTCGTCAGGGCTTAGAAACCAGTTCTTCTGACCTTTCACATACATAGTCTCTTTCACCTCAGCCCACATCTGTTGCATGTCCACCCCATGATTGACGTTGATGTCTTTGACAGCGAGAACCCAAAATCTTCGATTCCCAGACGTATCAGTCAAAAATTCTCTTGCGTTAACACTCGCATAAAAGGCTGTGCGTCTTTGATAGGTCGTAAATGCTCTGTCATAAGGTAGTCTGAGCTCATCTGTCCTTGCAGTCACAAAAGCTTTCAGCTGGTCGATGTCTGACTTCTTAAA